GATTGCGATTTTTCCACCTCTGGAGATATTGTATTTTACAGTGAATACTTAGAATATTACGAAAAAACATATATTAAAGATCCACTAGAGAGACGAGGTGCAGACCAAAATCTATGGGTATGGGAATCACCAGATTATTCACGAAACTATATAGTAGTAGCAGATGTAGCTCGTGGGGATGGTAAAGATTATTCTACATTCCACGTTATAGATGTAGAATCTAATGTGCAGGTAGCAGAATATAAGGGCCAAATTGGAACAAAAGAATTTGGACATTTGCTAGTAGGCATAGCTACAGAATATAATGAGGCATTACTAGTAATAGAAAATGCTAACATCGGATGGGCAACTATACAAGTAGCAATAGATAGAAATTACTCCAATCTCTATTATTCTCCCCGTGGAGAATCAAATGTTGATTCGTATTTTGACCAATATATGGATACCTCGAAAGCAGTAGCAGGATTTACAATGTCGGCCCGAACCCGTCCTATGGTAATAGGTAAGTTTCAAGAATATATTTCCGAAAAATCTGTAACAATCCAATCAAAAAGATTGATGGAGGAAATGAAAGTATTCATCTGGAAAAATGGTAGAGCAGAAGCACAACAAGGATACAATGATGATCTAGTAATGGCATTTGGGATAGCAATGTACATTCGAGATACAGCTTTAAAATTCAGACAAAGAGGACTAGATTTAACACGCAGCGCTTTAAACAATATGAAAGTTAATAGAACGGCATATCAAGGAGCGTATTTCGCTAATCAAAATGATAACCCCTACCAAATTGATAATCCATATGGTGGAAAAGAAGATATAAGCTGGTTATTATAACAATATTTATAACAATAACAATACAACATGGCAAATACAGGCTTATTTAGTAGATTACAAAGATTATTCTCAACGGATGTAATCATCCGAAAGTAAGTGTAATGGATACTAACCAAATCCAATCCAATGGGGAAATTCAAACGAATTCTCTTATGGATAGATACAGTAGAATCTATTCTACTAATCCTAGCTCCCTCTATGGTTCACAATTTAACTTTAACTACAAATACTTAAGACCACAGTTATATTCAGAATATGATGTAATGGATCAAGACGCTATTATAGCTTCTGCTTTAGACATTATATCTGATGAATGTACTTTGAAAAACGATATGGGCGAAGTATTGTCTATTCGTTCGTCTAACGAAAATATACAAAAAATCCTATATAACTTATTCTATGATGTTTTAAACATCGAATTCAATTTATGGGCTTGGGTTAGACAAATGTCTAAATATGGTGATTTTTTTCTTAAACTAGAAATAGCAGAAAAATATGGTGTATACAATGTAATACCATATACTGCATTCCACATTGAAAGATTAGAGGGATTTAATCGTGAAAATCCATCTGAGGTTAAATTTAGATATTCACCTGATGGCCTAGTAAACGCTAATTCTGGACTATACGCCGTTACTGGACAAGGTAACGATCAATCCGGTGGTATAATGTTTGATAACTATGAGATGGCTCACTTTAGACTAATTGGAGATACCAATTATCTACCTTATGGCCGTTCGTATGTTGAACCCGCTCGTAAACTATTTAAGCAATATACTTTAATGGAAGATGCTATGTTGATACATAGAATCGCTCGTGCTCCTGAAAAACGTATATTCTATGTAAACGTAGGTTCTATTCCGCCAAATGAGGTAGATGCATTTATGCAAAAAACTATTTCAAATATGAAACGCACTCCATATGTTGATAATAAAACTGGAGACTATAATTTGAAATATAATATGCAGAACATGATGGAGGATTTTTATATTCCGATTCGTGGAAATGATACAACAACTAAAATTGACACCACTAAAGGTTTAGATTATGATGGTATCCAGGACGTTGTATATTTAAGAGATAAACTATTTGCTGCACTTAAAGTACCAAAAGCATTCCTAGGGTATGATGAAAATATAGAAGGTAAAGCAACACTAGCGGCCGAAGATATTAGATTTGCTCGTACAATTGAACGTATACAACGTATTCTAGTATCCGAACTTAATAAAATTGCTCTAGTACACTTATATTCTCAAGGATATAGAGACGAAGCATTGACAAACTTTGAATTGTCTATGCAAACTCCTTCTATTATATTTGAACAAGAGAAGATTGAGTTGATGAAATCAAAAGCTGAATTAGCTCAACAATTAATAGAGCAAAAATTATTACCCACAGATTGGATTTATGACAATATATTCCACTTATCTGAAGACCAGTACGATGAATATAGGGATTTAATTAGAGAAGATGCTAAACGACAATTCCGAGTTACTCAAATTGAAAACGAAGGTAATGATCCAGTAGAAAGTGGTAAATCCTATGGTACGCCACACGATCTAGCTTCATTATATGGTAAAGGTAGAATGAATTCTGACCCTAAAAATATCCCACAAGGATATGATGAGGATGAAACATTAGGTAGACCTAAAGATTCTATATCCAACATTGGAAAACAAGATAACAATTTTGGTAAGGATAGATTGGGTGTTAAGAGAATGAAAGACACTGATAAAAATGATTCATCCGATAGCCGTACAGATACTAACAAAAGTGGTATGGCACTCGAAAATGCTCAAGTTGCTTTCTTGAAAAATAAAGATATTTTTTCCAAAATGGACAGGAAAAAACTGATATTTGAGCAAGACAAAGACGATACTTCGTTGCTAGATGAAAAACAATTGAAAGAGTAAGATTTCCTTAATATTTATAAACAAATACATTCCTTTGATGAGAATCAAGCATAGCAAATTCCGTAATACTGGCATTTTATTTGAACTGTTGGTAAGACAGGTGACGATAGACACATTGAAGGGAGTAGATTCCCCCGCTATTGACATCATGAAAAAATATTTTGTCAAGAGTGAATTGGGGAAAGAATACAGATTATATGAGTCTATTCTAAAATCCAAAGTATTAAATGAAGGAAGAGCCAATACAGTCATCAGTACTATTTTAGAGTCATCTGTTAATTTAAATAAATCCTCGTTAAAGCGACAAAAATATAATATAATTAAGGAAATAAAAGATAATTACGATCTTGATACTTTCTTTGGTATTAAAATTAAAAACTATAAAGAACTAGCCTCCATCTATACTTTGATTGAGGGTTACAATTCCTCTACTTTTGTAGCACCATCTCAAATGGTAGATTGCAAAGTTGTATTGTTGGAATTCTTGACTAAACAAGATGTAAATTCTGACAATGTAGAAGAGGACATATTAAAAGAATTCCAAGCATACGATAAGGATTTAAGAATTCTTACATATAGAGTTCTTTTAGAAAAATTCAACGAAAAATACGATTCTATATCTCCTGAACAGAAACAAATTCTTAAAGAATTTATCAACTCTGTAGACTCAACCCCCGAGTTAAGAAATTTCTATAATGCTAAAATTGTTGAACTAAAAGAACATTTAAGCAAAAGCATCAAAACCATCCAAGATCCAGCTACTAAAATTAAGGTTGGAGAAATATCTAAGCAACTAGTTGAACTAGATAAAACCTCTAAAGTTAACGATGATCATTTAGTGGATTTAATGCAATACTATGAACTAGTTCAAGAAATTAAAAAAGCAAATGGGGTACAAATATAAATTAAAAGAAGAACCATTTCTACCCGGAGATGTAAATATAAGTAAAGGAATTAAATCTACTTTAAAGGATATTGATCCCGAAACTGGTAAAATTTCTTGGGATATTGAATATGTTCCTGCTTTTGATAGTGTATTTAAAGAATTTGATAGCCTAAGAAAAATAATGGCTAAACTAGATATTAAAGTTAATGACCCCATTATCGATGATATAGCTCTTAACATTAAAAAAGAGTTTAATAGATACAGAACTTACATTCGAAAAAACTATCCTGAAATATATAAAGGATTTACAACTAACGAAGAAATAGATGAAATGTCCACCTCTGGTGGAGCTGGTGGTTATTTAACTAAATATGCATTTGCTAAAAAAGTTAAAGCACCCAAAGAACTAGAAAAACTAGGATATACACCCGTTGAAGAAAACATAGGTGCTACATTAGGCCCAGGTCCTAAAGCTGGTCCCGAAGGTGTTAAAGATAACTACTACGTTAAGAAATTTCAATACAAATTAGTTCCAAAAGATAAAAGTGGAAACTACGTACAGAAAGGCTCTGGTTTAGAAGTTAAAAACCTATTTTAATATGTATAAGTATAGAATTAAGGAACAAGGGGATGAAACCCTAAACCAATTCCATGATCAACGCATCATGGCATTTGATTCTTTAGAAGCTAGACTTGAGGACATAAAAAAATTACTACGTCAAAGTAAAATTGAAACTATAGCATACTATAGAGAAAATCCAACTAGTTATACCGTAGTAAAAGGCACAGATTTGATTAACGATTACATAAACGATA